TTGAAATTTTCGCGCACGCACCAACGGGGTTTCGGGTATTTGCGTGCCTGAGGGTATAATCACCCACCCATGAGGGGCGGACACAACAGAAAGCCCACGGCGCTCAAGGCGATGGCTGGCACGCTTGATGCGCGTCGCGTCAACACCGGGGAGCCGGTGCTTGACCGGGCCGTGGTTCCGCCGCCTCCCAAGTCGCTGGGGCCCGGCGAGCGGGCGATTTGGGTTGAGCTTGCGGCCCAAGTGGACGCGACGGGCTGTTACACCTTCTCGGACTACACCTCGTTTCGGCTTGCGGTCAAAAGCGTGGCGATGGCGGACTCGGACCTGTCCGACATGCCAGCGACCGCGGCGGTACGGCTCATGCAGGTGGCGTCGTCGTTCCTACAGCGGTTCGGTCTCGACCCCGCGTCGAGGGCGAGGGTGATGTCCGCCGGCAAGGATGCTCCGAAAAACGATCTGGCCGAGTTTGGCCCCGGGGGCGGCGATGGCGGGTAAGCGCGGACCTCGGAAGCGGAAGGCTCCGGCGTCGTCGATCTTCGCCGACCCGCACGTGGTCAAGGCGACGGACTACTGCCGGGCGGTCGTGGCTGGCGAGATCGTGGCGAACAAGCTGGCTGTGGCCGCGTGTGCTCGCCAACTCGCTGACATGGAGCGGTCGAGGTCCGACGCCGCGTGGCCTTATGAGTTCTCCGAGGCGCTCGCCGGTCGGGCGTGCCGCTTTCTAGAGGCGCTCCCGCACGTGAAGGGGGACCTAGCCGGTCAACGGATCCGCCTGGAACCGTGGCAGTGCTTCGTGATCGCTGGCGCGTTCGGGTGGGTGCGGCGCGGCACGGCGCTCCGGCGGTTCAGGCGGGTGACGATCTACGTTCCGCGCGGCAATGGCAAGTCGGCTCTCTCTTCCGGGGTCGGGCTCTACTGCTTGGCGGCCGACGGCGAGGGGGGCGCCGAGGTCTACGCGGCGGCGACGACGCGGGAGCAGGCGCGGATCGTGTGGGACTCCGCGCGGCAGATGCTGAACAAGTCGCCACACGGGACCGCGCTGGCGAACACGATGGGCGTTACCTCGCCATCGGCGCCTACCGCGTCCAGCATCTACCAGGCGGCGAGCGGGTCTAGCTTCCGCCCCCTCTCGCGCGAGGCCGACAACCTCGACGGCCTCAACATCCACTGCGGGATTCTCGACGAGTTGCACGCGCACCGGACGCGCGAAGTCTACGATGTGATGGAGACGGGCACGGGCAAGCGGTCTCGGTCCCTGCTATGGACGATTTCGACGGCTGGAAGCGACACGTCCGGGATCGGCCATGAGGTCTACTCCTACGCGCGGCGGGTGCTTCTCGGTGACGTGCAGGACGACTCCCTGTTCGCAGCGATCTGGGAGATGGATGACGGCGACGACTGGACGGCCGAGGCTACATGGAGGAAGGCAAACCCCAACTACGGGGTCAGCGTTCAGCCTGACGTGATCGCGCAACTCGCCCGCAAGGCGCAGCAGGTCGCTAGCGCGCAGAATGCCTTTCTCACCAAACACCTCAACGTGTGGGTCAACGCCGACCAAGCGTGGATGAGCATGGCCGCATGGGAGCGCGCGGGTGACGCGAAGTTGACCCGCGAGGATTTCGCGGGCGAGGCCTGCACGGTGGGGCTTGATCTTGCCAGCAAGACCGACATTGCGGCGCGCGTCCTCCTGTTCTGGCGCGACCTCCCGCACCGGGACGCGGTGAAAGCCGAGGCTGGCGAGGTTGAGCGGCACTATTACGCTTTCCTTGACTCTTATCTGCCGGAGGCCGCGGTTGTTGACGGGCGCAACGCTAGTTATTCCGGGTGGGAGAGGGATGGGCGACTGGCTACCACGCCCGGGGAGGTGCTCGACTTCGGAGAGATCCGGCGTGCCGTCTTGGACGATGGGGCGAGGTTCGAGGTCCGCGAGGTGGACTTCGACCCTTGGCAGGCGACTCAATTGGCGGCGGAGCTCCAAGCCGAGGGGTTGCCCATGGTCGAGATGCGCCCTACGGTCCAAAACTTCTCCGGGCCGATGAAGGAACTAGAGGCGCTCGTCCTAGATGGCCGGTTCCACCACGACGCTAACCCCGTTCTTCGGTGGATGGTCGGGAACGTTGTCTGCCACCGGGACGCGAAGGACAACATTTATCCACGCAAGGAGCGCCCAGAGAACAAGATCGACGGGGTGGTAGCGATCGTCATGGCGCTTGCGGGTGCAATGCGACAAGACTCGGCCGGCGGGAGGCACGAGGGCGACTCGTTGACGTTTGTCTAGCCCCTTGCGTTTGATTGTCTCTCGGATATGCGGGGCGCGTGAGGAATCCTCCGCGCGGGAGAGGCGTGCAATGAGTCGTCGGAAGCGGGCGCCTGCCCGGCAGCAGACGATCACCGTCAAGTCCCATACTCGCGTTCTGTCTACCCGCTCCCGTCGTGGGGGAGCGGCTGCGCGCAACGCCGGGAACCTCAACCCCGGGTCGCCGGATTGGCTGCTCAGGCACCCCTGGCTTTCAGAGGCCGGCGTGCCAGTCACACCGGAGAACGCGCTACAGGTTTCGGCGCTCTATGGGTGCTGCCGCCTGATCGTGGATTCGCTCGCGGCGGCGCCGATCCGGGTCTACGAGGTGAAGGCCAACGGTCAGCGGGAACTGCTCCATAACGACCCTGTCTCTCGGGTGCTGAACTATGGGGCGCGAATCGACTTCCATCCTGACGCCCCTACAGCGCAGGCGATCGAGGAGGGGCTTTTTTGGCCGGCGCTCACGAACGATGGGAACGGGTACGCCGAGATTCAGCGGGATCGCGCGGGAAACCCTATCGCACTGTGGCCGATTGAACCGGGCAGGGTCACCCCCAAGCGAGACGAGTCCGGGTACTTCTACGAGGTCCAGCAGCCAGAGGGCGGGGTCGCGCGTGTTGACCCGATGGACATGTTCCATCTGCGCGGGCCCAGCCTTTACGGGTGGGTTGGGGACGCGACTCTGTATCGCGCAGCCAAGGCTGTCGGTATTGCGCAGGCGTCGCAGGTGTTTGCGGCAGCGTACTTCGCGAACGGCACCGTCATGGCCGGGATCCTCAAGACGGACAAGCCACTAACCCAGGAGCAAAAAAAGAACTTTGGCGAGGGGTGGCGCAGTAACTTCTCCGGGGCCGGCAAGCAATACGGAACGCCGATTCTGGATCAGGGCCTCGACTACACCCCGATCAACCACGATGCGCAGAAGTCTCAACTTGTCGAGTCGCGCCGGTTTCAGGTTGCCGAGATCGCGCGCTTCTTCGGGGTTCCTACCACGCTACTTGCCGACAACGAGGCGTGGACAAACCTCTCTGAGCTGTATCTTGGCTTCTACCGGAATGCCCTGCTTCCGTGGGCGGAGCGGTTTGACGCCGAGGCTACCCGCAAGCTGTTCCCCCAGCGGGCGCCATGGCGCGAGGTGGCTCACGACCTGACCCGTCTTGTCATGGGGTCGTTCAAGGATCAGGTGGCGTCTCTGGATCAGGCCGTTGCGGGTGGTCTCAAGACGCGCAACGAGGCGCGTGCAATCCTTGGTGACAACTCCATCGGCGACGACGGGGATGTTTTGGTGGTGGGGTCCTCCATCCGCCGGCTCGAAGATGCGCTCAAGCCTCCCCCCCCGCCCGTCGTTGCTCCGGGCGCAGCGCCCGAAGAGGCTGACGAGGAGGAGGAGTCCGAGGACGATGCGCCTCCGCCGCGCCGATCCGCCGACGTGGCGCGCGTTGCCGTGGCCTTGGATCGCTTCGAGCGGGCGATGTCTGCTCGTCGCCGCGACATTGAGAAGAACGCGCCGGAAAAGGCCGAGGCCAACCTGGCGGATCTTCGCGCGAGAATTGAACCGGCGCTGATTGCCGAGTGTCGCGCGGCCACTTGTGACAATACCCCCGAGATGGATATGCGGGTCAAGACGATCGCGGATGCGGTGCTCGCCGGTGAGCCCCCGCACCTTGCGGCGGAAAGGCTATGCACGTGAGCGACCTCGTTGGAGCGGGCAGGTACAATCAGCAGCTCGGCGCCTACAGCGCGGCGGCTAAGACCGGAACCATTGCGGCCGGGGCGTCGGCCGCCTCTCCGATCTTCTCGTTCCGCCACGTCGCGTCGCAGACCGGAGCGCGGGCGCTCGTGGACCGGGTTTCCGTGTCTGTGGGGTCCCTTGCCGCAGGGTTCGCAGCCGGGGTCGGTCTCGTCGACATGGTGGCTGCCCGGGCATTCACCGCGGCGGACAAGGGTGGATGGGCGGCGGCAGCCTATACCTCGGCGGTCGGGTCAGGTACGGGCGGGACCATTCCGGCCGCAACCTACTATTTCGTCGTTACCGCGCTGGGGGCATGGGGCGAGACTGCCCCAAGCGCTGAGCGCAACGTCACCACCACCGGCGCTACGTCGTCGATCGCGCACGTGTGTACCGCTTACGCTGGGGCCACCGGTTATCGGATCTACGTTGGGACCACGACCGGCGTTTATACCTCGTACTTCGAGGACGCCGACGGCAGCTACACCCAGACGACGGCGGCCGGCACGGCCGGGAGCCCGCCCTCAGCCACGACGCCAGGCACCCTTCTCGCCCTGACTGGAAACGGCGGCAAGCGTCGCACCAGCGATGCCTCCTCGGCGTGTTCCGGGGTGATCTCCAACACGCTGGCGCTTACCGCGGGGACGAGGACTCTGGACTCCGACGCCCTCGCCTCCGTTCAGTTCACGGTGGGGACTGCTGTTCAGACCGTTGCTCTTGCCGAGCATAACCTGTGGTCCCCGGAAAAGCAGCGGTATCCGCTCAACCTCGGGACGCAGGAGGGATTCGTCATCCGGGCCACCGTTCCAGCTACCGGCACGTGGCAGGCCGTTGTCTCTGTCGACTGGCGCGAGGTGCTGTGATGCTCCGCCCCCCTCCTCCTCCGTCGTGGGTCAAGGCCCGGGAGATCGCGGCCCGCGTCGCTTCGCCCGTGGGGCGCCCGTTTGCGGCAGCCAAGCGCGGCGCGGTCGCGGAGCTCTACATCTACGACGCCATCGGCAAGGACCCCTGGACCGGGGAGGGCGTTGATCCATCCGATGTCGTTGCAGCCATCGCTGAGGCTAAGGGGGCCGACGAACTCGCGGTCCACATCAACAGTCCTGGCGGGTTCGTTTTCGATGGCATGGCCATCTTCAACGCTATTCGGGCGTTCGATGGCAAGCGCACGGTTTACGTGGATGGTCTCGCTGCATCGATTGCGTCCATCATTGCGATGGCCGGAGATCGGGTCGTCATGAACGAGGGTTCAATGTTCATGATTCACGACCCGATGGGCGGCGTTTTCGCCTTCGGGAACGCGGACATGATCGAGGACGAGGCGCGAAAGACGGTTAACGCGCTTCGCAAGATCCGGGAAACCCTCCTCGACATCTACACGAACGCGACCGGGCGCGGCATTGCCGAGATCAGCGCGTGGATGGCCGACGAGACGTGGATGTCTGCGGACGAGTCCCTCGCGCGCGGCTTCGCCGATGAGGTGCGCAGGGCCGACCCGCCTGCGCCCGAGAAGGAAGAGAAGCCCGCGGGGCCGGCGGCGAAGGCCCGCAGCGTCGCCTCGCCTCGTGCGGTTGCCGATCTGGCGCGCGCTCAGGCCCGCGCCCTAAATGAAAAGTTTTCCGGGGCCAGCCCTGGAACGCAGCGCCCCGGCCAGCCGGGTAAGTCAGTCAACGGGAAGTGACCGGCACGGCCGGAAAGGATCACCACATGGATCGCAAGGAGCAGCTTAACCAGTTCCTCTCGCAGCTCGGTGGCAGCATGGAGGCTCTGACGGCGGCGGCGGCGGCGGAGAACCGCGCGCTTACTGACGAGGAGCAGGCGCAGTTCAACAAGTTCTCGGCGGACTTCGCCAAGACGGAGCAGGAGATCGCCAACATCGAGCGCGTGGAGCAGGCCAAGGCCAAGATTGCTCAGCCCGTCGCCCGCGTCGTTCAGCCGCTCAATACCGCTCCGGCCGGTACGGTTCCGGTCTACGCGAACGAGGGGGCCCGCGGCGCCGTCGTTGCTCATAACCACGCGAACCACGGCTTTACCAAGGGCATGGGCGAGTTCCTGATGGCGGTTCGCGAGAGTGCGATCCGCAATCACACGGATCCCCGCCTCCTCGTCAACGCGGTTTCGACGTTCGGAGGCGAGACCGTCGGCGCCGATGGCGGCTTCGCGCTTCCTCCGCAGTATGCGGCCGGCATCATGTCTGCCGTCATGGCCGAGGATTCGTTCCTGACGGCCCTGAATCCGATCCAGACTTCGAGCAATATGCTCGTGGTTCCTCAGGACGAGGACGTTCCGTGGGCGGCCACCGGCATCACTGGAGCCAAGACCGCGGAAGGCGCCGCGATCACCCAGTCGAAGCCTGCGATCAAGAAGCTGAACATCGTTCTCCACACGATTTCCTCGCTCGTCTCCGTGTCCGAGCAGTCGCTGTCGGACATGCCGTTCCTGGCGTCGTTCGTCCAGAACAAGATGGCCGAGAAGATCCGTTACAAGATGGAGAACTACGTGATGAACGGGACCGGCGAGGATGAGCCGCTCGGCATCAAGTACGCCCCGGGCCTCCTCGTTCTCTCGGATCTCGCCTCCACTGCGTCCGTGATCGCGGCTGAGGACATCTTTAACATGAAGGCCTCGTCCCTCAAGGGGACGGGCGCGTTCTGGCTCGTGAACCCGACCGTGCTCCCGATGATCTGGGCGCTCAAGTCGGACGCTACTGCCGGTTACCCGCTCTACTCGCCCGACATGCGGCAGTCTCCCGAGGGCGCTCTCCTCGGTCTGCCGGTCTACTCCTCGGAGGCGTGCCCGATCTTCAACGCGCAGAATGACATCAACCTCGTTGTTCCGAACGGCTACATCCTCGCGCTCAACGGCGGCGTCAACACCGCCAGCACGATCGCGTGGGCGTTCGACCAGCAGCTTCAGTCGTTCCGCGCTTCCGTTCGCATGGGCGGCGCCCCGACGCTCTCGGCGAAGATCGCTCGCGCGTCCTCGGGCTCTAGCTACGTGTCCAACCTCGTCTGCCTCCAGGCTTCGCGGTCCTAACTAGGGCCTAGAAAGGAAAAACGATCATGGCTCTTACGACCAAGTACAGCGTCCCGCTGGTTTCGGCTACTCAGTTCGACGTTGCTCCCGTCTCCGTCGCGGACGAGAGCGACTATTCCGGCATCGTTCACGCGGGAACGGGGGATTGGATCCTCGGTTCTGCGATGCCTAAGGGGCGGTCCCTTCTGATCGGTGTTGCGACTGGCGCACTCACGGGCAGCCCGACCGGACTCCAAGTCGGTCTCCTGACCGGCAGCGACGCGAACGGTACCGGCGCGGCGTTCATCTCGGGGACCACGACGGAGTTCACCACCCCGGCGGGCGACTCGCAGTATCAGGTTGAGATCCCGCTGTCCTACGTTTCGGACATGACCAAGTATTACTCAGCCGGCCTCGCCCTCAAGGGTGGCGGCGCCACGGCCGTCATCGCTGGCACCGTCTCGATGGTGCTGGATCCCACCTTCGTCTAAGGGATAGGGGCCCGGGGCGGTCCGCCGCCCCGGGCTTCACTGGTCCACCATGGCAAACTCTGTTGAAACCATCACCGACGGATACGGGCGGACGGTTATTTCCGTCGACGATGATGGATTGATCGAGTTCCCCACGGTCGGGATCGCGCTGACTCCGTGCGGCGGGTTCGCTAGAGCATTCACAAACAAGACCGGCGCGCGTACCGTTCGCGGGCAACTGGTCACGACGGGGAGCGCGGCCAACTCAGTCATCAATACTTCCGCCGGCGTGCCCAATGCCATCGGCGCGATCTGGACCGTTGGCGCTGACGATGGTACGGCCTGTTACGTCGTCATCTCTGGCGTTGCCGACATCCTGTTTGCAGACGGACAGGCGCCGACGGTCGGTTACTGGGTCGGGTCATCCGACGCGGTAGACGGGAGGGCGCGAGCTGCGGCAAGCCTGCCCGACAACTCAGGAGCAGGCGTCACGATGCATAACCACGAGATCGGCCACTGCATTCAGACGGTGGCGGCGGGTACGGATGTTGTGGCGCGAGCTGTGTTGCACTTCAATTGACGCAGGAGGCACAAGTGGCGAACTTCACGCAAGAGGGCAGTCAGTATCTGCTGACGCAGGCCGTGGAGGGCGGCACCATTGCGGCGGACCAGACATGGATCGGCCTTGCCACTGCGGCGCCTAGCAATACCACGACCCTGGCGACGGTTACAGAGCACACGACCTCCGGGGGCTACGCGAGAAAGAATGTCACCTCCGCTAACTGGAGCGTGTCGGCGGCCGGCGTGGCGTCCATGTCTGCCGCTGTGACGTGGGGGACTAGCATCACCTTGACGAACGCGACGCATTGGTTCCTGTGTACCGTTGCCTCCGGCACGGCCGGCAAGATCATTTGCTACGGCGCACTGTCCGCCACCCGGTCGCTGACCACGGCGGACACCATGACGGAGCAGATCACCGACATTCACATTTCGTAAGGGCACCCCCGGCAGATGGCGATCGGGACCGTCACTTGGGGGGCGGTCGTTGTCGGGACGACCGGGACCCTTACCCCCGCGCAGCCTAGCCCGGCTGCGGGCGATCTGCTCCTGTGTTTCTGTTACGACTACGCCCAACTAACGAGTTGGACCCAGCCGGCAGGCTGGAGCACGCACAAGAATGCTGCGGTCACGTCCAGCGGAACCTACGCGATCTTCTACAAGGTCGCGACGGGCAGCGAGGGCACGGCCACGGTTTCGTGCGCCGCGACCGGGACCGGAAACTCCCGGCTCGCCCGGATCTGCAAGGTCCCTGGGGCTAGTTCCACGTTCGTTGCTGGCGCGCAGGAGGCAGAGACAGCGAACCCCTACGCCAACGCGGGCGTTACCCCGACGGTCGATGGGTCGTTGGTTGTGTTCTTCGGCGGCACGAAGGACTGCATCACCAACTCGGAAACGGACGGGTTCGGAACTACTACCGGAGGTACCAACTGCGGTACATGGACGGGCGTTAGCAACGGGACCACGGGCGGGTCAGACGCCGCCATGGGCGTCGCCACGTGCGTCCAGAGCACGGCCGCCGCCACGGGCAGCATTAGCCGGGCCCTCCAAGCGTCACAGACCACGTACGCCGGGATCTCGTACACGTTCGCAGTCGCGCCAGCGTCGGGCAGTAATTACGCGGAGACCGGGACAGCGGCGGGCGAGGGTGCCGTTAACGCGTCCGACGTGGCAACCCGCGTGGAATCCGGCGCGGCGGCCGGGGACGCCTCGGTCACGGCCGCTAACGCGGGGTCATTGGTTGAAACAGGCTCGGCTTCCGGTGAGGCGTCGGTTACCGCCGAGGACACGGGGCCGACGGCCCAGAACTACATCGAGACGGGAACGGCCTCTGCGGATGGATCCGTTGCGGCCGCGGACGTAGCGACCCTGTCCGGGGCCGGAACGGCGGCCGGAGCTGGTTCTACCACGGCCACGGACACCGGGGGCTCGGGTGAGTCGGGTTCGGTGGCTGGCGCGGGCGCTACCACGGCGGCGGACACTGCCGGCGTGGTGGAGACGGCTACCGCGGCAGGCGACGGCGTAGTCACCGCCGCGGACGCGATCGGCGGCGTTAACTACAACGAGACAGGCACTGCGTCCGGGGACGTGTCCGGGTATGCGTCGGATTCGTTGGCGCTTGGCGAATCCGGGAACATTACCGTGGCGGGGGCGGTCGCTGCGGCGGATGTGCTTGGGTGCATCGAGGCCGCCACCGCATACGGAATCGCGTTTGTGTTGGCGATTGATTGGGTTTCCACGGACTCAGTGGCCGAGGTGTATCGGGCCTATGGAACGCGGGCGGGAGACTTTGAGTCTACGGGGGGCAGGGGCCCGTGTTCCGTGTCGACTGGTCGTTCCGGCTGGGTGCCGCACCGCTGTAGACACTAACAACCATTGGGATATGCAGGCGGTCAAATGAGCGACTTTTCATTCTCGGTTCCCAGGGGCGATTCAGCTTCCCTTGTCCTGACCGTCTACAACACGGATGGGACCTCGCCCGACCTCACGGCATGGGCTCTGACGTTCACGGCCGGGACACTCGCCAAGACCAGCGCGGGCGGGGATGTCTCCGCGGCTGGGAACGTGGTCACGGTGACGATCGACGCAGGCGACCTCAACACGGCCGGCATGTTGGACGCCTCCCTCGTTGCCGTGTCGGGCCTGCTCCAGTCTACGTGGTATGGCGAGGTCGCTGTCACCGATGCCGCCTCCCGTGGCGACCTTACGACCCTCGCCAACGTCAAGAGCTACATGCGAAGGGAGTTTTCCGATCCGGCGTATGGGACGTTTGACGCCGAGCTCTCGCGCACGATCAAGGCTGTCTCCGCCGAGGTTCGCAGGGCCACCGACCGGGCCCTCGACGTGCCGGCCGCGTCCAAGACCGACAGGTTCGACGGGGACGGCGGGACCCGGTGGCACCTTACGGAGTTCCCGGTCGCCTCCGTGACTAGCGTCACGGTGGACGGGACCGCGGTCCCCGAGCAGCCGTCGGCCACCGAGGCGGGATACTACCTAGACGGCAACGTGGTGTGCCTTTACGGGTACACCTTCACCAAGGGCACCGGCAACGTTGCGATCGTCTACTCCTCCGGCTATGCGACGGTGCCGACGGATCTGGAGGACGCAGTCATTCAACTTGTCGTGCTCAAGTTCCGGCGAGCCGATGCGCCCGGACAGTCGTCCCTGAGCGTCAACGGCGACACGGTGCAATACGACGCCGGGGCGCAATTCGCCAACGCGATGGCGATTGTCGACCGCTATCGCCGGATCTCGGTGGGGTAATGGCTCTCTCGGCCGCTCGCCGGCAGGCGATCAGCATCGAGATCAAGGGGGCCGAGGAGGCGGCACGCTACTTCCACGCGCTTGAGCCAGCGGTTCAGCAGCAATTGATGGGCACGGCCGACTATGTGGGCTCGGTTCTCAAGGCTCGCCTGCAATCGAAGATGCCGCTGCGGGGCGAGTCATGGGACGCGCCCGGGAACCCCACCAAGAAAAGGGGGCAGGCGACGGGGCGAGCTCGGGCCAGCGTTCAATATCGGGTGGACAAGCCAGGGGCGTCGTTCAGGAGTCGGAGCCGTGCACTTTCGATCATGGTGTTTCCGAAGCGGGATTACGCCTACATGCTGGGTTGGGGGTGGCCCCGCCGGCAGATCACCTACACCGTGACCAAGAAGTCTAGCCGAACGGTGCGGGAGGGCGGGATGAAGTACCGCGTTCGTTCGATCGTCACCGATAAGCGGTATCGGGATCACGTTCTGTACCCCCACCCGATCGCTCCGCCGATTCAGGCCGAGGCGCAGGGGTGGTGGGCGCAGATGATCATGGGCGCCCTCAATCGCGCCGCTAAGGAGACGAATGGCCGCGCTTGATAGAGAGGCGATCGTCGCTGCCCTGTTCGACCGGCTCCAGGCCCGGTGCCCTGATATCAGGGCTTGGTCTCGGCGATGGGTGCCGCCAGATACGGCCGTGCGTCGGGTCCAGCCGTTCGGCGTGCTAGTTTGCGATTCGCAAACCCCGACCAACGCTGTGGGTCTACCGGTCCTCTGGGAAATCGGGCTCCAACTCGTTGTCTACGTGACCACGACTCAGGAGGACGAGACTCCCGACGCGAAGCTGAACCTGATTATTCAGCAGGTCGAGGATGCCTTGGTGCTCGGAACCGAGGAGGATCCCGACCTTGAGGCCGGCGATGAGAGGTTCTGGGCATTCGCCGGGGCGCTTGTCCGGTGTTGGATCTCCGGGGTGGTGGAGATGGTGCCGGGCGAGTTGACGGGTCAAGGGGTCGCAGTCATTCCGCTTTCGGTTCTGGCCTATGCCGCGTAGGCCTTGCGGTTCCGTGCCCCGTTGATATGCGGGGCTTAACGAGGAGACATACACATGGCTGGTCTTGAATTCGCGCGAAGCATCTTCAATCTGGGGTCGTGCTTCATCGTCCCGCCGGGTTCCAACGTCGAGGGCGAGAAGCTCGGCGTGCTCCGCGGCCTGACTGTTGACTTTGCCGTTGATCTGGCTGAGCTCCGCGGAGAGAACTACTACGTTGAGGAGGTCGCCCGTAAGACCCTCGCGTGCTCCGGTAAGGTGCAGTTTGCCAAGATCACCCCCGAGCTTCTCCTGTCGGCTCTGCCCGGTACGGCCAAGGCTACCGGGTCGTATCACCTCGCCAGCGAGACCAGCACCGTTCCTGCGACGCCCTATCAGGTGACGGTCACGAATGCCGCCAAGTACGCCTCGACTCTCCAGATCGTCGACAATACGGCTGGGATTCGCCTGCTTGAGGTCGCGTCGTCCCCCAATACCGGCGAGTATTCGGTCTCCGCCGGCGTCTACACGTTCGCGGCCGCTGACACGGCCCACAGCGTTACCATCACCTACGACTACACGGAGACGACCGGTTCGACCGTTACCGGCACCAACGCGATCGTTGAGGCTCCCAGCACCTACTACGCGCTCCGGGCCTACAACACGACCAAGGGTAAGACGTTCGGCATCCATCTCCCGCGCGTCGTGATCCCGGGCCTGTCCCTCCCCCTGACCCCTCAGGACTTTGCTTCGTTCGAGCTTTCGTTTACGGCGATGCCCGACGCTAACGGGATCCTCTTCAAGACGCTGCATGGGGCCTAGGCATGAGTAAGGTTCGGATCGGCAAACTGGAGATCGAGATCCCCGACGCTACCCTGTTCGACGCAGAGCGGGTCGCGGCCATCGAGGCTCGCCCGCTGCGGGACGACGAGAAGCCTTGGGATCGGGCGGTGGAGATCATCCTGCTCCTTGCCTCGGCTGCCAACCCCGGGCTGGACGCGGATGCGGTCAAGCGGGCCCTTCCGTTCCGGGCCATGCGCAAGGAGGCCGCGCTGGCGGCCGCTGTGCGTGATGTCTACGTCGCCTCCGGGATCGTTGACGGGGAGGCGGCACCGGGGGAAGCGCCGCGCCCGTAGGACCGCCGAACTTTCGCGGCGTCTACGGGCGCATCGTCAACGGGTGTGGGGTCACACCTCGGGAGGCAAAGCGAATGACGGTGCGGGAGTGGCGCGACTTGTCCGGTTACTGGGAGCGCCATCCTCCGGCGGCCGAGTTGCTTGAGGTGTTGGCAGTCCATGCCGGCTGGAAGGCTGCCGATTCGTCGCGGGCAAAGCCATTGGATGAGGCGGGCCTTGCTGCTCTGGAGTCCGATCTCTCTGCGGCTGAAAGCGGGGTCCGTTAATGGCTGGCCCCAATCCCGTCGTTGTCAAGATCGGCGCTGACACCTCACAGCTCAAGGCCGGGCTGAATCAAGCCGGAAGCGCGCTCAATGAAATGAAGCAGGGCATGGGCCGGGCTCGCGAGTCCGCCATGTTCTTCACCCAGGCGCTCGGCGAGTTCGGGCCACAGGGGCGCACTGCGCAGATCGCGCTTTCGGGCATCGCCGGGGCGATTATGGGCGGGGGCGGAGTGCTCCTGGCCCTCAGTCTGGCGCAGGCCGGCGTTAGACTTCTCGTTGATGCGTGGGAGGAGGAGGCCAAGGCCGCCGAAAAGGCCGCTAAGGAGCGGGAGGCTGCGGCTGAAAAAGAGGCGGCGGCTACAACCCGTTCCCTTCGCGTTGTCGGCGACGCCCGGGATTCCGTTCGTGAAGCCAACCGCAGGCTTAAGGGGGAGTTGGCAGGGCTAACCGACGCTGAGGTTGAGCATCGGGAGGAGGTGTCCAGGCTTAAGGCGGAAATGGTGGGGCTCCACGGGGCCAAACTCCGCACGGCGCAGCTACGCCTGGATGAGATCCAGAACCTTGCAGCTGAGAACGAGCGACTTCGGCAGCAGATCGAATACAAAAAGCTGCTCAAGGAACTCGACAAGGGGCCTGGGGAGGCGTCCCTTGGCAATGCTGTTGATTTCGTGGAGATGAAGGCGACCGCCGACGCGGCTAAGGGCCTGTCGGAAACGCTGGATCGTCTCGCTAAAGAGGTTGTGTCGGGCACATGGGCCGTGGCCGTTCCCAAGATGGACGACGACATCTACAACTCCATGGTGGCCATGGAGAAGTGGAAGACGGCTATTGGGGAGGTGCAGGGGGCGCTTGAGTCTGCCGGCCGCGAGATGGCCAATTCGTTCGCGCAGTCGTTCTCCCCGATGCTTACGCAGGCGGCATCCTTCACGGACGCTATGGAGGAGGCAGGCGGCGCAGCGGAGACGATGGGGGACACCTCGGGGGCTGCCTACGCGAAGATGGCGCAGGACGCGCTGGCGGCGCTCGCGGTCGAGGCGGCCTCGCGGGCGATCTTCGAGGGAGCGATGGCGCTGGCGTCGCTCGCGGTCGATAACTACAAGGCGGCGGCGCAGCACGGCGCTGCGGCAGCGGCGTTCGGAGTTGTGGCTGGAGTCGCGGGCGGAGCGGCCTACGCGATCGGCCAGAACCGAGGGATGACGGCATCGGAAAAGCAGCAAGTCGAGGCGGCACGGAATGCGAATCAGTCGTCACTGGGGTCGTCGTCGATCACGGGCTCGGACAGCGAGATCACAAAGCGAGAGACGGTGTACGTGATCGCCCCCGGTGGGTTCACGGAGGCAGAGATCGCCCGGGTGACGGCGCGGAGCATCGCAGCGGCGGAGCGGCTCGGGTACATGCGCGGTGCGGAGGCGACGTAGGCGATGGCACTCTCTCGACCCCCCAAGGCGTTCTGGCCGTTGACCGTCACCGCCGGGGTCAACGATTACGTGGACCTGACCATTGAGGGCACGACCTACGCACCGCGGCTCACGGCGGGCGTCTACTACTCGGCGGCGGCCCTCGCCACGGACCTGCTTGCCAAACTGGTTGCTGCGTATACGCCCACTCCGGTCGTGACGGTTCCGGCAGACAAGACAGCCATAGAGTGGTTGGAGAACGGAACACCTACCGCCACCATCATCACCCCTGGGTCTTATACTGTCCTCGGACTGGCGCAGGAGTTGGCCTACAAGATGGAATTGGCCAGCGGGGGCCTCGCTTATTACGCTGGCACGATCGGCACTGGCGGTAAGATCAGGATTCAGTCTCTGTTGCCGGCCTCGACATGGAAGCCCACCTACCTGACGGATCCTAACTCGGCGTGGCCAGTTGCTGGGTGGACCGTCGAGCCCAGCGCCGCTCAAACCCTTACGGCCGACACTCTGCCTTCGACTCCCGGCACGGCCGCGTGGGCCGTTTCGGTTAGTAGCGCGGGCCGGGTAACGATCGGAATCGGAGCCGGCGCGCCGTTCTCGATCCTGTTCTCCACCGGCACCCACGCAGCCACCTCGGCCCGCGACATCCTCGGCTTCGGCGCCGTCGACACCGCTAGCGGTACGACGCACACCGGGACCCTCCAGCATCAAAGCGGCTGGTATCCCGAGCGCCCGTGCGTATTCGACTCCCGAGAGGAGTACGAGCGCGTCGCGGCAGGGACCGTGGCGCTTTCCGGCGCGATCAAGTCCGTCGTCTACGGCTCGCCGCAGGAGACGCGGCGCGTTGACTTCGCGTGGCTCCCCGAGTGGAAGACCAAGATCGCCCGCGAGGGGACGCACACGAATGAGGCGCTAGAGCGGCTCTGGCGGGACGGTTACGCCCGCTTCCGCTACTGGCCCGACGCGACGGTCGAGGGCACCTATATCGATGTCGCGCTGGACGGGGAGGCGCTCAAGCGGTTCTCTCCGGGCCGCGACGACAAGATGCAACTCTACGCCTACACCCTCTCCATGCGGAAGTTCGTCTAGTCCATGACCATCCCGGCCGCGTTCCTAACGAGCATCGCCCAACCTGGGGTGGCCGTCGATCTCTGGGTTGAGATCGAGGGGATCCCGTGGGCGTTCGGCCTGACGGAACGCGCGGCGTCTTGGTTTGCGGCGCGGGACACGGACGAGGAAAGGCTCGGCGTCAAGCCGGTTCTCCTCGGGCCGCCTTCCGGCGTGGACCAGGAGGCTCGGCCACTAGACGGGACCAGCACGGTGGGGGCCTATGAGGCGACCCTCGTGTTCGACGCGGCGGGCGAGGTGCTCCGCCTCGTGGCCGGGACTGCGCGCACCGACTATCGGTTGGTGCTCAACGAGGATGTTGCAGCGACCGGCGCGATCACCACCCTCGCGTACACGGGCACCCCGGATGCCGCGCAGTTTCCGGCGGGCGGGGGCACGTTCTACTGCGGACGCGAGACGTTCACCTATACGAGCTACGCAGCCGGGACCTTCTCCGGCGTGACGCGCGGGATGTATGCGCTCCCCGGGCGGAGTGCCACATACCTGCACACGACCGGGGATCTGATCACTCCTTACCCCCGGTTCATCGCCACGCGCACGGCTGCGCTCATCACGACCCTCGACGGCACCGATGCGAACAAGGTGATCCGGTGGGCCGGCACGATCCGGGGAGCCAAGACCACGCTTCGCGGAACGGCCCTCGTCCTATCCATGGAGTCGGTGGATTCGGACCTGCGGGCCACCGTCTTTGCTGGCCAGCGTCGCGCGAAGCTGTATGCTGGAATGAAGGACGGGGCCGGGACGTACGAGGCCGCCAGCGTTCTTGAGCCCGACCCCGAGACTACAAAGCTTAGAATCGTTGCCGAGTCCATTTCGGGAGACTGGACAAACGGCCAGACGCTGATCGTCAAGGTGGAAGATGAGTTTTTCTGCGGCACGGTCGCATCGGACGCGGTCGGGTCCTATATCGACGTCGACGGGCGCGGCCTGTTCACGACGACGGCGGAGCAGCATCAACCAGGCGCGGAGCTCGCCGAGGCGTTCTGGACTGGGGCCTATGATGCGGCCGGGACGGCTGAGTATCGGTTTTCCAAGTTCACCGCCGGGGACCACCCGCTAGAGATTCTCCTTGCGCTCCTCACCTCACGGGAGGGCGACGGCGCCAACGGGACCTATGACACCCTGCCTAGCGGGTGGGGGGCCGGGATCGATCAGGCCCGGATCGACATCGCCGGGATCGAGGCGCTCCGCGACAAGTGGCTGCCGGGCGTTCGTCACCTCTGGCTCTACACGGAACCGTTCCGCCTCTCGGATGAGATTGCGAAGATCCTCCGCCCCCACCTCTGTTTCCCTGTGTCCCTGCTCGGTGACAGCCTCACCGTGCGTAGGCTGAACCCCCCGATCCCCGGAGACACCGTCGAGGTCGTTGGGGCTGACGCTCTTACCGCCGCCCCGGAGTGGAACGCCAACATCGCCGACGTGATCGGCAAGATGATTTGGCGCTGCGATTACGACGCCATCGCCGACGACTTCCGACAGACCTTCTACGGCGAGATGCAGGGGCAGGGGACGGAAGCCCAGGAGTTCTATGCCGGGCAGTATCTGACCGTCGAGGTAGAGGCGCGGGGACAATACACCGGGAACGACCCCGGCGCCGTCGGATTCTTCGGAGCGGCGCTACAGACGGACGCTAAGAACTCCAGCCTCCGCTACTTTGAGACACTCAGGGATCGCTACGCTCGACCCTACCCGAAGATGGGTATCGAGTGTTCGTATGCCTACCTGTCCGTGAACGTCGGGGATCTGATCTACCTGACTGTGGAGAACGTGCCCAATCCCGACTCTGGCGGGGCGGGACTCACTACTGTTCTCTGTGAGGTGCTGGCAAAGCAGGTCGACGACGCTCGGGGAGTGGTGGCGTTCACAGTCATGCGGACCCCGGCGACGGAAACGCGCCTCATCGCCCCCGGGGAGCCGGTCGCCTCGACTGCGGCGGGGGTCATTCGGATCACCGACACGGACGGCGCCCTGTTCGCGGCGGAGCTGTTCTCGACCGGGGACGTGATCGAAGTGTGGACGTCCACCCTCCTGACCAGCCGCGGCACCGCGACGCTGACCGGAGTCACCGACGGCGGGACGACGCTGGATCTGGCGATGGCGGCGGTCCCCGCCGGGACCACGGCCGGCGACGTGGTGATGCCAGCCTCCTACGACTCCGCCACGGCGGCGCAGCGCGCACGGTGGGGCTACCTCGCCGACGCGACCCCGGCCCTCGGGACTGCCAATGATCCCCCCCACAGGCACGCGATCTAGCCCATGACCGTCACCTACCCCGAGACGCGGCGGACGTTTTCCAGCGACGAGTTTGGTCCCGGTACTCCAGAAATGGCGACCTCATGGCGCGCGTTGATGGACTGGGAAAACTACACCTACAACTCCGACCTCCCCGCCTCGCCGTGGGATACTAAGATTTTCATGGGCAACGTTGCGCGGGCCCTCAACGCGTGGACCAACGACTATCACAACGCGGCCCAAACGGCGCCGGTACTTCCGTACCTAACAAGAACGTCGGATCGTATCGGCGTTTATTCCATCCCATCTCACCGCGGCGCCTCGGCCTCGGTGAGATGGTGGTTTTATCTGACGCTCGGCGCCACCACGTCCGCGACACTGACGCTCAAGAACACCCGCACGCTAGCTACGAGTAGCGTTACCGTTACCTACGCGGCGCTGGGGTTTTATGCAGGGTGGGTGTCAGTGGACACGCCAACGGATCCACTGGACGTGTGGGAATTGTGGGCAACAACCAGTTCCGGGGACGCGTACGCCGTGGAGTCGGTGTGTTCGTATTGGGTTCCAACCTCCCTGTGGGCGCCTGCCGCGTGGGGAGCGGTCAGTCAAGCCTGGGCCGCTGCGGATCGCCCCGACTCTAGATATCTAGCGCGGTGGCTGGCACAACACGCTAACTTGTTCGTTGCCTCACGCGGAGCGCCCCAGTGTGTCGCCTCGCACCTGGGCTTGTTCGCGCGCAACGACGCTGGGGTTAACCTGGGGATCTACAAAGTCCTAATCGGGGCTCGGGTTTCGGCCTTGAAGGTCGCAGTATTGGCCGGAAACTCTGGGGCCGGGACCTATTCTCTCTTGATCAAAATCGACGGCGTTACGGCTGCCACCATATCCGTAACCGCCACGACGTTTGCGTGGTACACGGCAACAATCTCTATAACTCCGTTCGACGCCACGACTGCCGTTGAAGTAACGGTTGAACGAGCTTCTACGGCCGACGCCATGTGGGTTGCCTCCGTGACCCTATGGGAAACCGGCTCCTCGTTGTCGTTGCCCGGGGCAGAGTCTGTTCCGGCGTCGTTTACTCCAAACGACAACGGGAATATGTCCGGTGGCAGCTACATCACCGCGGCGCAGCGTTCGTCGTTGGTAGCAAACATGGTGTGGATGTGGAGCAAGCGGGGTCTCCGCTGTCTGATCTGCGATTGTAGGTGGGTCTCCCCACATGAAGAGGACACAACCCCGACCAGAACACCCATCGACAACGACATCGAAGTTCAGGGAACCAGGTTGTTTGCGTTTGCCGACGGCGCGGTAGGCACTCCCTTGTTCAGCACCGCGTACCACAACTACGCAATCGATGCCGATGTTGATCTGTGTTATTCGTGGACAGATGAATCTGGCACCAAGGCGCTCGCCGCTACGGCAACGCGGGTTGCGGTTGACACCGTGGCGCAGCCGTACCAGTTGCTTCCGTTTGGCATGGCGAAGCACGTTCCGTGGGTAACTAGTGCATCCGCTGAACAGGTCTATACCTCTTGGACCGTTGACGACGGCGGAGCCAACCCAAAGGTCGGCACTCGAATCAGCGGCCTCCGCATCGAGCAGCTCCCCCTGAACGCCACGGCGGGCACCCGGTACTAGCCCCGGAGGTTGACCACGGCAGCGGGGCGGATATGCAGGATCCCGTGAGCCCCGCTCGATCGACCTCGCCCTACAGTGGCCCCGACGGCGCCGGCTCCATTTTCGCGAGGGGGCGCCCGTGTTGGTGACGGAGCATTTCTCGTTGGAGGAGATGACGCACACGGACCAGCGCGGCCCGGACGGCGAGTTGCTTCCGAACCATCCTCCGTTCGGCGCCCGGCTGGAATTGTTCCACCTGTGTAGCTTCCTCCTCGAACCGATCCGAGCGTTGTGGGGATGCCCGGTGCGGGTCAACTCGGGCTACCGCTCGGAGGTGGTCCAGCGCGGGTTGCAGGGCGCGAAGCCGGGGGATCCGATCCGCGCCTCGCAGCACACTCGGGGTCAGGCTGCGGATATCGTGCCGGTGGGAATCCCGATCGCCGACGCCTTTGAGGCTGTCTGGCTCAGTGACCTCCCCTACGACCAATTGATCTTCGAGGCGGTTGGGTCCGCGTGGATCCACGTCTCCTGTTCCCCGTCGTATCGGCCGCCCCGTCGTCAGGCCCTGTGGACCTCGGACGGCAAGACGTACCACCCGTACACCCCGCATAAGGCGCGGGCCCTGGTGGGCGCGTGAGAGGGCACCGCAAGACGGCCTTCGGCCTCGTGGCCCTGTCGATGCTCCTCCTCGGCTTGGGGCTGTCGATCTCGTTCCCTGCGGCGGGGCTCGTCCTCTATGCCTCGTATGTCGCGGGGGTCGTGGGTATCTCGGGGCTCGTGATCGCTGGCAACGTGGGCGCGAAGTTTGCTGGCAAGCCCCCGGAGGACAAGCAGCCATGACGGAGCGAGGCATCAACCTGATCACCCGGTGGGTCGTGCTGGGTCCCTTCATCCTCTGGGCTGCGTGGGAGCTAGCGCTGATCTGGCTCCAGCGTCGGGGGTGGGATGTGCGGCTGATCTCGCAGGAGGCGCGGAGCCTCGCCTATCGCGGCCTCCCTTCTCTGGCGTTCTTTCTCACGGGCCTGTCGGTTCACTTCTTCGTGACGTGGAGGCGACTCCCCTGGAGTGACACAGCGGGCGCGGTCGCGGCGGTGGTGTGGTGGGCAATCGGCGCGGCGTACCTGCTCGCGGATATCTTCGACCCCAACCGCGCCTACTGGCCGGCGGTAACGCTCTGGCTCCGGTGGCCTCCGGTCGTTGCTGTGATCGGTGCGGTCTCCGCATTCTTCCTGTTCCCGCAGCGGTCGATCTGGTCTCCCCCGGGGGCGCCGTGAAGCGCCGGGTGATCATCGGCGCGTGCTGCGTGGTGTTCCTCGTGGCCTCGTTCCTCGCCGGCCGGTTCTCTGCGCCGGTCGATGTGCGCGAGAAGGTGACGACGATCCGCGACGAGTCCGCGATCACGCATGCCGTTGCCGAGGCGCGGGCGCAGTGGCAGCGCGAGACCAAGACCCGGGTCCTCATCCGAACCATCTACGCCGAGGGCAAGCCGGTGGAGCGGGTCGAGACCCGAGACACGGTCACGACGGCGAGCGGGTCCAGCGGGGCGAGCGGGGCCGCGACGACGGCCACGACCTCGCACGCAACTACGCAGCGGGAGACCGTCACGACCTCGGGGCGGCCTGGTTGGGCTCTGGGTGTGGGTGGTCTATGGGAGCCCGGCCGTTCCGGCTATCGGTTCATGGTGGAGGCTGATCGCCGCATTGTCGGTGGTCTCTGGCTCGGGGCTCGGGTCGCGGCGGCTCCGTCATCGAACCCGGCCCCCATCTTCGGCGCCGCGCTGCGGCTTGAGTGGTGAGGTGAAGGCATGGGTCCACTTTCCCCAAACGACGCGCGGACGGTTCTCGTTGTGGCGGTTTCACTCGTAGCGGCAGCGGGCCTTGTCGTGGGCATCGTGCTTAAGGTTCTCAGCGCCTATCGGTGGCTGCAAAGCGAGTTCGCCCAGGTTACGGGTGCGTTGACGGCTCTACAGTCGGGCATCGCGGAGCGGTTTGCGCGGCACGAGGAGGACGAGCGCCAATGGCAAGCCGACCTTAACGCAAAAGTGGAGGACATGCGTGAGCGGCTAGCTCGGATGGAGGGGCAACTTGCCGCCTCCGCAGACGAACGGAATCGCCGGTCACGGCGCGATGCGGACGAGGGGAGAGGTTAGCGAATGGCCGTGACGGTGATCGAGGTCAACGGTAGCGCGGTTTCCGGCGACGGTGTCGGCCTCACCGCCGGCACCATTGTGGCGGAGTTGTCGCAGCCCGCTAGCGCGCCAGACGGGTCGCGGGTGGTTGGCAAAGTCGTTGGCCTCATCGCTAACGGCACCGTTTCGTCGCTGTCGCTTGCAGCCAATGACGCGCTGACTCCGGCGGGAACCTACTGGAATGTGGTGATCGACGGTGCTACGGCAGACGGGCAGCGGTATCACTCTCGAACCCCTGAGAAGTGGCAGCTCGCGAGCTCGCCCGCGACGGTGGCGATCGGGGACGTGCCGCGCCTGTCCGTGGTTCCCGGGGTGGCGCTGGGGCTCCCGGCCGCGACGTCCACAACGCGCGGCGGCATCCGCCTGACGAACGACCTCGGAGGCACGGCGGACGCTCCGACCGTCACCGCAACGCACCTCGCTGCCCCACTCCCCGAAGCGCAGGGAGGCACCGGAGCGGCGTCGCTGGGAGCGGCGACGGTCACGGCGACGGGGCGCACGACGGCGCGCAGTTTGTCGGACTGGCTGGAGCCGTTCGATTTTCCCGATTGGGACCAGACGCCATATATCGTCGCCCATCGCGGAATGTTGGATCTGTACGCCCCCGAGAACACATGGGAGGCGTTCGAGCAGGCAGCCGCCACGGGCGCCGCCTTCGAGATCGACGGTCGCGCGTCTGCTGACGGCATCGTCATCGGGATGCACGACCTAACCACGACGCGGACCACGGGGGTTACTGCGACGGTCGCGGAAGTCAGGTTCGACGACCTGCGCCGAATGAACGCGGCGGCCCATGAACCGTGGGCCACACTGACGCCTTATCGGTGGCTGGAGATCCCGACGCTACACGAGTTCCTTAGCCGCTACGGTGGGAAGCACCTTACGTTTCCGCAGTTGGAGGATGACACTCCCGGCGCCGTCAGGCTGGAAACGCTGGAGCGCATCAGTCGGGCCGGGATGTATCGCACCGTTGTAATCCAAAGTTTTAGCACCACGGTTCTAGACGAGGTGTACGCGACCGATCCCCGTATTCGCACGGTTCTGGTTGGTAACGACCTGACGACTGCCGTTGTTGCTACGGCGACGGCGCATCACGCATGGGGGATCGCCACGAGTTGGCGAGAGGCCACTGCCGAATGGGTGACGGACGCCAAGGCAGCCGGGCTTAAGGTGTTCCTGTTCTTTGTGAACGACGTTCAAAAAGCTGATGAGTGGATTGCTCTGGGTGTCGACGGGATCCTGACTGATGACCCAGCCTACATGACACAGATGCTTTGGCGTGACGAAGGCACTCCCCTGGGGTTTGCGCTAGCCGTTCCGGTTGCGGGATCATTCGGGACAATCGATACCGGGGTTTCGGCCACGTATGGAACGGTGGGGTCCGGTTGGCGCGGCAGGAGGGCTGGAGCGGGCGGGACGTTCAAGGTTCTCAGTGGATGGGCCACATTCGACATCGCGGCAGACGGCAGCGCGTCTGCTGTAGTCTATCCCGGTATCCGCACCCCCGAGGCTCCTTGGTCGCTAACGATGAACCTCAAGTGCGTTGCCGCGTCAAGTGATGCGTCACGCTACATCGGGATCCGCATCGGCAGGCCTGGGGACAACGACGCGGGAACATCGATCTACGGCACGGCCACTAGCGGAAACGGCTACAACTTCTTTTACCGCCAAAACGGCACCGTCTCTCTGGAGCGCGTAAACGCCGGCTCTGGTACGCAGATCGCAACCACGACATGGAACGCGATAACCACGGGGAGCACCGTTGAACTCCGCGTCGATGTGACATCCACGACAATCACGGTAACCCGGGTGGACAACGCGCAGACGATCAGCGCAACGGATTCCCAGAAAAGCCGGGCCGGGTTTGTAAGTGCGTTTGCGTCTGGAGCCATTGTTGGGGTTGGGACCTGCCGACTTAACGCCCTTTCCTAGCCATGCCCCCCACTGATCACGATCTGCTATGGGCGAAGCTTACGGCGGTCGAGGAGAAGGTTGACCAACTGATCCGCTTGGTAAAGGAAACGAAACGCGCGAAGCGGCGCAAGGGTCGGCAGCCGATGGGCTTCAACACGGACGTTGTGGCAGGCGGCGGGGTGATCCCGATGGACACTCCCCCGGTGGAGGAAGCGGATAGGAGGGGGAGGTAAGTGGCCTGTCGACCGTATCGGTGGAAGCCGGAGCAGCGGGAGGATCTGGAGGCCGCGATTCGGGCCAGCGCGTCAGGCCCTGAGGCGGCAAAGCGGTTCGGCATTACGGTCCCGTCCTTCCATCACGCCTGCCGCGCGCTGGGGATCGAGTACGCCCAACTTCTTGGCCGGGGGGAGCAGCCCGAGATCACCCGCCCAACGCCTTCGGGCCTGACCAAGGAGGAGTTGGTCGAGGAGCGCAAGCGGCGGTATGCCCGCCTTGATGCCCACATGGAGTCGCGTCACCTGATCCCGGTGAAGCTCTCCAAGTCGGACCCCATCGGAATCCTGCACTTCGGGGACCCGCACGTCGACGATGACGGGACGGACATCAGCCTGCTGGAGGCTCACGCGCGGCTTGTCCGGGAGACTCCGGGCCTGTACGGCGCGACGGTCGGCGACACGACGAACAACTGGATCGGCCGACTCGCGCGGCTCTACTCGGCGCAGAGCACGACGCAGGCCGACGCGTGGCAGCTCGCGGAATGGTTCGTTGAGCAGGTCCGGGACTGGATCTACATCGTCGGCGGGAATCATGACGCCTGGTCCGGGTCCGGGGACCCTATGCGCTGGATCACATCCCAGATCGGCGCCCTGTATCAGGACTCCGAGGTGCGGATCGCGCTCCGGTTCCCGGGCAAGCGCGAGGTGCGGATCAACTGCCGCCACGACTTCGCGGGGCGCTCACAGTGGAATCCCGCGCACGGACCGATGAAGGCGATCTTTCTCGGCGTGCGCGACCACCTCGCGATCGCAGGCCACACCCACGAGTCAGCCTATGGCGTCTTGAAGGACCCCGAGTCGGGCATCGTCTGCCACGCGATCAAGGTGGCGAGTTACAAGCGGCATGACCGGTTCGCGCTGGAGAAGGGGTTCCGGGATCAGCACCTCGGCCCGGCGGTGCTAACCGTCATCGACCCACGGCTGCCGGCTGACCACCCCGACCTGATCAAACCGTTCTGGGACCCGGAGGAGGGGGCCGCGTACCTGTCATGGCTCCGGGCCCGGGAGCGCGCGGCGTGACCCTCGGACCCGACCCCCGGGAATGGGATCTCGACTGGCGCGAGTGGTGGGACGAGATCGCCGCCCGGATCCAGTTCGATGGGAAGGGAACCTCCCGCGCCGAAGCCGAGCGGCTTGCGGAACGGGAGGTTAGGAGGATCGCGGGGGACCGGGTGATCTACTCGGCCAGGTGAGGCATCTCGTCGATCTCGGCCTCCAGTAGGCGAATCCTCCGCCGGAGCCCGTCGTTGTCCACAAGGAGGCGTACGACCTCCCGGCTTAGCGCGTCCCGTTCCCGTGAGGCGCCGAGGTACTCGCCCCGGGCCTCGTCACGCTCGCGGGTGAGCTCCGCGATCATGTCCTCGGCCGTTGCCGCTTGTCGAATCTCAGGTGCGTCGGTCATCGGTATTCCTTCCGGTTGGGATACGGGTATCCGTGCGCGTCGCACCAGTTCTTAATGGCCGGCGCAAACCGGGACACGTTGGCGTGATACGCATCGTGGCACCACCGGCAAAGGGTGATCACGTTCTCGATCCGCTCCCTCCTGTGCTTCGCCCCGCCGGGCTCCAGATGGTGGCAGTCGAGCCCCACGGGCGTCCGGCACATGACGCAGGTCCAACTGTCGCGCAGCATGGCCTGGGTCTTGAGAGCAACCCACCTCTCCCACTCGTTCAGCGACCGGCCTCGCTTCGCCTCCACGCGCGGCCGCTTCTTCTCCCTGCGGCGCTCCTTCTCCGCCTTCGCAGCGGCCTTGATTTTGCCCCAGCACTCGGCGCAGAGGTCGCTGGGGAGGCTTCGCATCGCGGGGATCACGCTCTCTCCTTCGCGGCCTTGAGGATCTCCGCGTAGGGCACGGCCGCGCGGTAGGCCGGTGCCCTCACGCGGTCGTACTCGGCCTGCGCCGCTGCCCTCCCGCGGTTGTACTTGGCCCACGCCGCTGCCTCCACGCGGTCGTACTCGGCCCGCGCCGAGTCGGTCATCCTGACGCCGAGCGCATTCGCGAGCCATTCCAGCCAGTAGGCGCGCTCACATTTCTCCCACGCCCACGCGAGCGTGTGGCCCTGGACCCAATTGCGGGCCTCTTCGCAGGCGCCAAGGCGGCGCAGCAGCTTCGCGGTTTCGGTGGCGTTCACTTGGCACCTCCCACCCTCAGCCCGTTGATCGCCTGCTCCATCGCCGAATGCCGCGCCTTGATCTCCTGCCCAACAATCGTAGCGAGGCGGATCAGGTTCTCCGTGCTCATCTTCGCGACCTTGGGGAGGTCGATCCGGCAGGCCCTGCACTTACCCGAGGCGTCCCGGGTCCGGGTCCCGCAGGCGCAGATGGTCTCTGGTGGCAGGCGCCCCTTACCCCATCGTTGCTCGGCCAACTTCTTCGGGTCGATTGCCATCACTCCCTCCCCAGCCTGCGGCGGATCTCCTTGGCGGCCAACGCGAGGTCCTCGGATGCGGCTTCGATGTCAAGCAGCATGAACCCCACATCCGTCCCGGTTTCGAGCTCCTCTCGGGCCCGGCGGAGCGCGTACTCCGCCGCAGCCCATGCCCTCTGCTCAACGGGGTCGAGGCGGATCATTAGATCGCCTTACTCGTGTCGCTGATGAGCCGATCCCGCTTCGACTTGTAGACCTCGCGCAGAGCCCCCATGTGCTCCTCGGTCAGATACCGCTTCGCCTTGGCGATGGCGTCCGCCGCCGAGTTGAGCGCGGCGAGATCGACGCAGCCGGAAACCTGCGCTTGAAGGTCCGCGAAAAGGCCCGCTGACTTCTCCTCCTTCTCCTTCGCCTTCTCGTCGGCCTTATCGAGCAGCTCTCCATCCTTGGCGATCCGCTCCTCCTCGTTCTCCGCTGGGGCCTGCACCTCCCCGAGGAGCGGGAGCAGGGGTTGGATCATAGTGAACGCGGGGTTGACGATGGAGCGGCCTGATAGAACGCCGGTGCGATCCTTCTCGACGTAGGCGACGTATACGCTCTGGGTCGTCTTGTCGGGGTTGATCCGCGACTCCATGCGGATGCAGATGTGCGGTTCGTAGGCTGTCTCGCCCTCGGCGCGCATCGCCACACCAACCTTTTTCATCTCCCCCGTGTTCTCGTCGTCCTCAAAGACGTTCTTCTGACGACCGAGGATGAACACGTCCAGCGGGGCGGCGATCAGGTACTTGAGCAGGTCCTTGTACGGCCGCTTGATCTTTCCCCATGCGTGCATCGGGATGGAGTCGATCTTCGTCTTGCGCCCCTGGTACGCATCCATCGCCGCTTCCCACAGGTGGGAGATCGAGTCGAGGACCACGACCCCGTGTTCCTTGGGGTCGAGGGAGAACACCGCGTCGGAGACCTCCTTGATGGACCGCTCATAGAGCGCGTCGAAGTCGAACGCCTCGGGGTGGACCGAACGGCCGGGGACAGCCTGCGCGTAGAAGTCGGTTCCGCGCTCCGTGTCGACGTATGCGACCCGCTTCCCACGCACCTTCGCGAGCCCCTCCGCCATCAGGAGGGTGGAGAACGTCTTGCCCGACCCCGGGGGGCCGTAGATGGAGACCTTGAGGCGAGCTTGCTGGGGGGCAGCCTTCATGAATCGAGCCATTGGAAAACCTCGGGTGAGAGAGACTGACGGGCCGGGCGACACACAACGACGCGAACCGCCCGGCCCGCCCCGCTACCGGGCCGATCCCGGGTGCGGCCTGGAATTGCGGCACTCGCAGTTATCGCACCGGCCCTGACACGCGCACTCCGGTGGCGGGTCGCGCGGCTCCTCGCGCCGGGGCGGGTCCTCGGTGATGCGGACCACGGGCATGATGGATCCGGGGATGAAGTCGAATTCGATGCGCGCCACGGCTACACCTCCTCCTCGCGGGCTCGGTCCATCTCGCGATCGGCCCAATCGAGGTACGACGCCTCCTCCGCCTCGGCGATGGAATCGGCCGCCTCGTCCCACCATGGACCATCGAGCTCCGCCTCAACCTGCGGGATGAGGTCGGGCCGCGCCTCGCCACCGGGGCGGTCCTCGTGAACCGACCGGATCCAGATTTCGGGGCCGCTCGGCGCCTCCTCGCGGTGCCCCGGGGAGCCGGGGGAGTATTCGAGGGTGACGCGGTACGACTCTCCGGCGTCGTCCTCCCAGCCGGTCTCTAGCGTGCGGTGCCGGTTCATGCGGCCTCCACGCCCGGCCGAGCCGCGTCCGCGATCATCTGGAGGGACGACGCGATGTCGTGCAGCAGTTTGGCCGACTCGACGAGGTGCGGCCGGTGCAGGAACGCAGCCGCGAGGGTGTCGGCGCCGATCTGCGCGATGGTGGCGAGGTGCTGGCGCTGGCACAGGCCCGGCTGCATCTTCGAGGCGACGAGCAAGGCCCCTTGAATCAGGACTGCGGTCCCATGCGTGGCGTAGGAGATGTCCGGGTGATTCTGGATCTCGGCGCGCAGGTCGTCGTGGGCAACCATCAGCAGGCGGATCATGTCGTCGGTAGTCATGGCGGGTCCTCGGATCAGTAGGCGCGGGCAGCGCGCTTCGCAGCGGCCATGCGGGCTTCGATGTCGAGCTTCTGCTTGAGGGCGATCAGCACCGTGCGGGCCGTCGCCTGATCCCCGGTGCGGGCCGAGGAGAGGGCGAGGTCGACGCACGCGGCCACCTCGCCGGCGACGTAGCGGCGGAGCTCCTGCACGACCTCGACGCATAGGGCGGGGTTGTTGTAGCGGATAGCGTTGAGGGCCATCTCGATGCCGCCGGTGATCTCGTTCAGGGACTCGGCTGTCTGTAGGGACATGGTGTGTCTCCGTGGGAGAGGGGCGCCCCGTACTGGCGGCGCCAGGGTAGGGTTAGGCGCTGATTCCGAGATCGAGTCACAAAAGGAGGGGACCTAGATGCGTCCGGCTCGCCATTCGCGTCGGAACGCGGATAGGGTGGAGAAGTGCGCTCCCTGCACCGACCCAAGGGCGCCCTTCCATGTCGCGCGCCAAGGGGTTGGCGCCAGCCAAGGGAGTCGCATAACGGTGACGCGCCCATCCTCGGAACGGTACAGACCAGAGGACACCTTGATTAGTCGGAACGATGCGTCGTAGCGGGTCGTCGTCATGGCTTGCGTCTCCGTGTGCGCTGCGTTGTTGAGGCTACGTATTGCTAGCGCCATGCCAGCGGGGGCGACAGAGATTCCGCACACTTACGCGCGGCCGTTCCGGGGTTTCCGGGGACCCAGGGTCATACGCAACGACCCTCCCCGGCAGGGGCTACTCGCCCTCCCTCACGACGCGCAGCCTGCGTTGCCGCTGCTCCGCCCTGTCGTCCGCCCGGAGCGCGGCTTTGATGTCGAGTCGGATGTCTAGGTCCGACATAGGGTCCTCGTAGCTGCACCCGGGGCAGATCAACACTCCGTCGGCGCATTTGCGGTCGATGTCGCGGAGTACCGCACGGAGACAGCGGATTCGGTCACGAAGCGTCATGGCTTGGGCTCCTCCCTCACGACGCGGACGGGGACCACGGGCCCGCCAGCCTTGGCGGCGACCTTCTCGGCGCGCTCCCGAGATGAGCACAACACCCCCGTGAGGCCCCCAACTTCACCCGCGACTAGCCAGCACCGTTCCCCCTCCGCTCTCAGCCTCGCGCACTCCGCCTCCGCCCGCTCCGCTCGCGCCTCGGCGGACTGCGCGCGGGCGATCTGCTCCATGTTCGCCTCGAAAAGCGTGTCGTAGTGCCCGCGCCAGTAGCACGTGGGATCCATCCTGCACTTGTCGCTCACTTGCGGCCTCCCTTCGCGCCCGTCACGCGCGAGAGGCGCGCGAGGGCGCGGCCCATCGCCAAGTCGTCCTTCGTCGACACGTAGGGCCCCGCCTTCATGGCCGCCCGGATCACGGCTTCGGCGGCACGGAGTTCGACCTCTGCCTGTCGCCGCTCCTCTGACTCCTCCCCAAACGCAGACACGAACCACGCTGCCGTGGGCAGCATCGGCTTTCTCTTACCCATGGTCCCCTCCCCTCATGCGCTCGAAACAACCGCACGCGCCCGCCTCGCGCGTCGTGTCGTCCACCGGAAGCTCGTCCCAATCGCAGCACCAGTGCATCCTCTCCCCGTGCAGAACCCGCCCCCGCCAGCGCATGCAGTCCGCCACCCACGCCAAGGCGACCTCCTCCGTCCAACGGGCGTCACCCATGGTCCCCTCCCACGCGGCCGGTACCGCCGCAGGCCGCGCAGTACGTTTCGTATTCTGGCGTACCCTCGCCTCGACCGCTCCCCTCGCACTCCGGGCACGTCGCGGGCTCCTGTGGGGCCGGGGCGGGCGCGCGGTCCCACGCCAGAACCCCCGAGTCGCCATCGTCCATGGCGGGCGTCCCCGGGGTGACGGAGGGCGGGGAGGCGGGGGCCTCCTCCTCGTCGTGGATCAGGCACTCACCGCCATCGGCACAGGTGCAAATCATGATGGCGGCCGTCGCCGCTCCTCCCGTCGTGGGGGCGGACGGGGAGGGGGCGCTGCTCCCGACCCACCTGCCAACTTCGGTCTGCCACTCTTCTAGGTCGTCCGAGATGATGCGCGCAGCAGCGCCCGCAAGCTTATCGGGCTGGACCGTGCATCCGCCTTCAGTATGCAGGGTGCTCTCACGCCTACCCGCCCGCATGAACCTGAAGCCGGGGAGGATGACCATTTGGCCGCACGCGCACGGCTTGCCGCCCGTCGCGGGCTCGTCCTCGGGGAGCGCGAGGGTGGCGGCAGCGATCTCACGGGCGCAGCAGACCGGGCACGTACACGCCCGAACGTGGGCCGGGTGCGGTGCCGATGCGGTGTGCAGTTCCCGCAACGCCTCCTCGACTCTCTCTGCTCGCGTCATCGTCCGTCCTCCGTGGGGCGCGGCACCAACGACAACTGCGACACGCGGGGCCAGTAGAGCCCGTGCCCCTTCACGCGAACCAGATACGAAAGGTGGCCTCGCGCCGCTCCGGGTGCGGGGTTCTTGCTGGTTTTCTCAGGACGCATCCCGGCGGGCACTAGGGCCTCGATGACGCCGCGCTTAGCAGCTACGAATCCCGCGCTCTGGCTAACCCACATCACTTCGTCACCAACCTTGCCAGCGATCATCGCTTCGCCTCCTTGTCATCGGGGCGCGGGGTCATTCCGCCTCCCACTTGATCTTCACCTGCGTTGGGTGTCGGTCCACTCGGGGGCGGTTCTTCCGCGTCCACCTGCCTCCGCCCGCTTCGCCAAGACAGCGCCAGCCGGAAGCGCGGAGGGACGCCCCGCCTTCCTCGGGAAGCGTGTACGTGATCAGCCGCCGCCACCCGAGGGCGCGAGCAGCTCGCCAGCATGCGCCATACAGCATCGAACAGGCGTTGGGGTGTCCCGGGAGCACGCACAGGCGGATGACCTCGGCGGTCCATCCATCCATCGCCATTCGCGCGACAGGCTGGGCCACGATGGCGACCCCGATCAGCGCATCAGCGACCTCGCGCGCATCGTCGGCACAAGCCACGGCGAACAACCCTCCGTTAGGGGCCCGGTGGTGCCGGTGGTGCTGGCCCACGAACGACATGGCGTCACGCACCGTACAGGGGACTAGTTCGAGGCTCACGGCTTCACCTCCGGTTCTCGACCCTCGGTGCGGGAGAGGACCGCGCGGGCGTCGGTCCAGTCTCCGTAAAACACCCATACGCCGCCGCCCCCCGTGATGGGCTTCCCGGACTCCAGAAGGTCCGCCAACGCCCCCTCAACTTCGGCCAGTCGCGCGCGAAGTCGATCGTTGTCACAACGCAGGCACTCGCGCTCGGTCAGTTCCCCGTGCTGGCAGCGCGGCTTGTCCGGGTGCTCAACGGCGTTCTTGGCCTCCAGCAGGCTACAACCGGGGTGCTCGTTGCGGTACGCCTTGATGCGCTCAATGGTGTCGCTCACGCTCACGGCTTGGTCTCCTTGTCGTACTCAGTCACGGCATCCCTTCTACGCCCACCCCGGGTACGGTGTCAAGCGCGGCGACCATTGACACACCGAGAGGGGTCCTATATACAAGACCCATGGCACGAAACACAGGCGGAAAGATGCTCAAGGAGTGGATGTCAACGCAGGGGATCGGCCCTCGCAAGGCCGGCCGCATCCTCGACGTTGACCACGCGCAGGTTTCCCGTATCGTCCAGGGTACCCGCTCCCCGGGGCTCACCCTAGCCTTGCGCATCAGGGACGAGGCCGGGATCCCGGTGGACGTGTGGCGCAAGGAGGATCGGCCGTGAGGTGGCGGGACGAGGAAGGCGTGCTTCTCGACGGTCCCCTGTCCCCACCGCTCTGCGCGGCGGATGCGTGGGACCTTGCGGCGTGCGCCAACGTTGCGGCGCTGCGCTTGACCCTCTCGCGCGGGGCGCTGGACCAATTGGCGGCGCCCGTCGCGCTTGAACTCACCCGCGACTATGCCGCGCTCGCCCTTGCGATGGGGCACGGCCGGGGGTCCGCATGACCGACCGCCACTTTGGAGTCGTCGGCGCGCTCCTCCTAACTGCCGTTGCCGGGATAGTCGCCGCGGGGTGGGCCGCGTCTCGCCGTGACCCCCGCCCCCCTCTACCGGACCCGATGGCGGAGGTCCGCGTCGTCGAGCGGCACCTGTACATCCTCCACGGCCTGACCGACGAGGGCGTAGCGGGGCCGTGGGTCTGCGAGCCCGCGAACATCGGCGAGGGGCCGAAGGTGAGGCGGGGGCCATGATGCAACCCTCCCTCTGGGATTCCGTCCAGCACCCCGAGTTGCAGCGCGTCCGGGGCAAGATCGCGCAGGCGGTGATCGCGTTCTGTAGGCTCCACACGGGCGAGGAGTTCCACGCCGGGGAGCTCGCGGACTACGTGACCGCGAGGTGCGGCGGCTCCCCGTCCAGCGCGGACCGCGTGATGCGCGCGTTGCGCTCCGAGGGCGCGATCTCCGTCGTCCTCGTGAGCCGTCCTGACTCTCTGTACCGGTGTGAGGGGGTGCGGCCGTGAGCGCCCCCGAGGTAACCGAGGGGCCGGGGTGGCGGTTGACGTGTGGCGATTGTCTCGACCCGGAGCACGGATTGGCGTCACTCGCGGACAAGAGCGTCGACCACGTGATTACGGACCCGCCATACTCGGAGCACGTTCACGCGTCGGTGAGGCGCGGCGAACAGGGCTGGCGAAGCGGCGTGATCTCCTCGATCGCCCCACTCGGATTCGATGCCCTCACGGGGGCGACGCGGAACGAGGTTGGGATGCATTGCGGCCGGATCTCGACCCGCTGGAGCCTTGTCTTTTCGGACACCGAGGGATCGCATCTTTGGGCCGACGAACTCCGAGGCGGAGGCCTCGAATATGCACGCACCTGCTTTTGGCACAAGGTCTGCGGCGCCCCTCAATTCACCGGAGACCGACCAGCCGTGGCGTGCGAGGCGATCACGGTCTGCCACCCACCCGGCCGCAAGCGGTGGAATGGGGGTGGTAAGCAGGGCCTTTACCCTCTGCCCGTGGCGGTCTCGCGTCCCGGTCGACAGGGCGAGGATGCGCGCGTCCACACTACGCAGAAGCCCCTCGCCCTGATGGAGGCGCTCGTCTCCGACTTCACGGACCCCGGCGAACTGGTGTGCGACCCCTTCGCGGGCTCGGGCACAACCGGCGTGGCGTGCATCCGCCTCGGCCGCCGCTTCATCGGCTGGGAGCGTGAGCCCAAGTATTTTGACGTGGCCGTGAAGCGGCTTCGTGCGGCTCGGGAGCAGCTGCGGATCCCGATGTCCGTCGAGCCCGTGGGAGTCCAGGGGTCGCTCCTCGGGGCGTCCAGCGAAGGGGAGGGGGCGTAGATGGACGCCTGCCCTAGCAGCGTGGTAGTGTGTTCTCCCATGGAGTGGCAAGACTCCGTGATAGGTTCTCGGGTGGCGCTCGCGCGTTGCCCACAAGACACCCTCCTCCCGTGCTTGCCCACGGGGGTGAGGGTGTCGGCTTTTGAGGGGTGATTATGTTTACGGAAATCGGGATTCCGGTATCGGACCGCGGCGAGACGATGGTGTTTCGCGTGACTGCTAACGCGGTGGGTCAGGCGTTCTATAGCATCGAGGACGACGAGGGGGACCTCGTAACCGGAGACCCTAAAACGGCAGCCGAAATAGCGGCTGACCTTCGCCGTGTGGCCGACATCGTAGCCGCGTGGGCCTCCGATACAGACGGCGGGGGGGCATAATGGCTCGCATCGGCCTAACGATGGACCGGAAGTTCCGCAGGCTGGCCCGCGCCCTCGATGACGTTCAGGTCGGGTTCGGCGAGATCCTGGCTCGGGGGGCCCTAGAACTCCTCTGGGATGCCGCCTACGAGGCCGCAGACGACTATATCGGAGACCGGGTGGACGTGGAGACCGCCGCCCATTGGCGGGGCCGTGACGGGGTGCTCTTGGCCGCCCTGCTCGGAGCCGGCGGAGAGGGGTTGGCGGGGTTCATCGACGAGGGGGGCGACGACTCATGGCCGGAGGGTAGGCCGGGCACGTATCGGGTTCATGACCTCTGGGACCACGCCCCGGAATTCGTGGAGCGCCGAGCCAAGCGGGAAGCGGAGCGGGAGGCAAAGGGAGAATCCCTCTCTGAGCTTCGTTCGGCGGCGGGCAAAAAGGGCCGGGCCAAGCAACTGACCGGCAACCGTTCGGCAACTAACGGGCAAACGGCGGGCGTTTGCCCAGAAAACGAGGGGCCCGACCGGGCAAACGGCGGGCAAAAGTCTACACTCTCCCGCCCCGCCCCGCCCCGCCCCGTGGAGGCCCTTCCCGCCCCGCCCCTTCCCGTCCCGGGGAGTGGAGGGGAGGCCCGTCCCGTCGAGGCACGCCCCGCCCCGCCGCATGACGAGGAAGCGCGGGCGAGCGGGAGCGGACGCATGGGGCTTGGCATTCTCGGCGCCGAACTTATCCGAAACATCGAGGCAGGGATGGGCACGGGCCTAGTCCCCCTCCAGTCGCAGGCCGAGGCCGAGGAGTTCGAGCGCGTTATCGCTCTTCGAGGCGGCCCTGGACCCGTCTATGCCTTCATCGCTCGGACCGTCCGGGAGAGGGATACCCGCCCCCGCATGGTGTCGTGGATCGCCAAAGTAGTGAAGGAGTCCATGCCGGTGGAGGGGTTCGATGCCTGAGCCCACAGCCCTAGATATGACTAAATCTATTGTCTGGTTCTCGTGTGGAGCAGCCAGCGCCGTGGCGGCAAAGCTGACACTTGAGCGGGACCCCACTGCTACCATTGCCCGGTGCATCGTCGCCAATGAGCACCCGGACAACGACCGCTTTGCGGCAGACGTGGAGCGGTGGCTCGGCCGGAAGATCCTGAACCTCAGTTCACACAAGTACGCTGACTGTTGGGACGTGTGGGAGAAGCGCCGCTTTCTGAACTCTCCCGGCGGCGCCCTCTGCACCGTCGAGATGAAGAAGAAGGTTCGGCGTGCGTTTTGTGACGATCCCGATGTGACCCAGGTGTTCGGCTACACGGTCGAGGAGCGGGAGCGGCTGGAGCGGTTCAAGGCTCATAACCCGGAAGTGCTCAACGTGAGTTGTCCCCTCATCGACCGGGGGATGAATAAGACACACTGCTTTCGTGTGCTCCAGAACGCTGGCATCGAACTCCCAGCGATGTACCGGCTCGGATACCACAACGCCAACTGCATCGGGTGCGTGAAGGGTGGGGCCGGTTACTGGAACAAGATCCGCAAAGATTTTCCCGACGTGTTCGCCCGGATGGCCGATCTTGAGGCCCGCATCGGGGCGACGGTTCTCAAAGGCACCAGCCTCCGGGACCTGCGGCCCGACGCTGGACGGCACGAGGATCTAGACCTTCCCGACTGCGGCCTATTCTGCGGCCAAAACGAGGGCTACGGAGTCACGGAGCCGGGATGACAGAAATGACCGAGACGCAATCCGCCCTCGACCGCATCCGGGAGATCCTCCGCCGAGCAAGGGAGGAAGCACTGGATCCAGCCGAACCGAAGCCGACCGCCGAGAGGTTGCCGCCGAAACCATGGTGTGACACCGAAAAGGAGACGGACGAATGATGAGATTAATTGTGGCTGGTATGGTTGGGGCGCTGGTGATGGTGACCATTCACGACGCCATTGAGGGCAAGTGGACCAGTTCGGCCGTCTCGCTCGCCATGGCCCTGCTCAACGCGGTTACCCTGCGGTTTTGGGCGGAATAGGGGGCGACGAATGCTGACCCTGCTCTACGCCTTCGGAATCCTGCTGGCCGTGGGCTCCTCGGCGATCCTCATCGCCGCCCATTTCTGGGACGACGAGGATTACGACCTCCCCCCACGCAAGGACAACGTGATCGATCTCACGGGGAGGCGCATGGGGGGCTGGCTCACCCCCTGTCCCGAGTGCGGCGGTGATGTTCGGGTGTTCATCCGCCCCTACGATCCCGCCTGTCGTTTTTGTCGCGGGGAGGGCAAGGTTAAGCCCTGCGACTGCGGCCGTTTTAATTGCAAGGAGTGCGGGGGTCGGCCGTGAAGCCAATTCGCGTCTACGTAGCGGGCCCCCTCACCCAGGGCAACCGCGAGGAGAACGTGCGAACCGCCCTCGACGCCGCGTCCCGCCTCCTTGACGCCGGGTTCGCCCCCTACGTCCCACACCTGTCCCATTACTGGGACGCCCAGACCCCGAGGCCCTACGAGACGTGGATGGCCCTAGACTTCGCGTGGCTGGAGGCGTGTGACGTTTTCCTGCGCCTACCCGGGCACAGCCCCGGAGCCGACCGCGAGGAGACGATGGCCGCGGACATGGGGATTCCTCGCTACTACGAGATCGGCTCCCTCGTCAGCGACCTTGAGGGGAGGCGGCACCCGTGAGCGTGCCCCGGGGCATCAGCTTCCATGTCCCCCTCAAGCCGGTATCTGTCAACCGGCGCTACGTGGGGCGCACCTTCCGGCTCTCCCCCGAGTATCGAGCCTTTCACGATGCAGTGAAGGCCTGCGCCACCCGCGCAACCCGTGGCCTAAGGCCCCTGGAAGGCCCCTTGAGCGTCGATCTCACCCTCCTCCTCACCAACCCCCGTCAGGACATCGACGGCCCCGCTAAGCCGATTCTGGACGCCTGCAACGGGAAGGTGTGGGGGGATGACTCACAGGTGGTCGAGTTGCGGGTGTTCAAGCTCATGTGCGGCGAGGACGACAAGCCCGGCGTTACCGTGGCCGCGAAGGAGATGGCATGATGCTCGACCCCACCCCCAGCCCCGAGGCCCGGTTCTCCACCTGTCGCGGGTACGCCCGTATCGCCCTCGACGACGAGCTCGCCCGCGAGCGGCTGGCCCGCCAGTGTGGAACCCCCTCCGCAGACGGCACCCGGTACAACCCCAAGCCCCGGAACCCTATCCCCGGCCGGTTCGGCCTTGATGGATGGCCCATCGACGCCCCGCCGTTGAGCACGTGGACGGACACAGACACCTGCGCCCTATGCCGAGAGCAGTTCAGCAAAGGCCCCCTTGGTCAGGGCCGGCCGAACAAGACCGGTATCTGCCGCGTATGTCATGACCGGGTGACGTTCCGTCGGCGGGATGTCGTCATCGGCCTCGTTGCGGCGAGGCGGAAGGAGATTAGCCATGGGTAGGCCTGCAAAGGACATCGCAGCTGGGACTCGGTTTGGGATGTGGGTTGTCTTGGAGCGGGTGCCCCACCCCACGCGACGGTCTTTTTTTCGGGTGCGGTGTGATCGATGTGGTGGCGAGGCGGTCGTGGAAGGATCCAACCTTAGGTGTAAACGAACGCGTGGTTGCCGATCCTGCCGAGTGGGAACGTCGCTGCTTCGCAGGAGCCCTGAGAACCTGGAAAATCACATGTCTATCTGGGAGGGTGAAGCGTGAGCCGCTCGGTTCGGATTGTGGAACTCGTCCGTATCCGCCGAGCGCCCAACGCGCTGGAACTCCTAGACCTCCTCCTGTCCGAAGCCGCCCCCCGTGTCGAGGGCAACACCTACCGCCCTCCGCCCTATCAGCCCTCTCTCTGGCTCAGGCCTTGTGACGAGGTGCGGTGCAGGCTCGGGGGTACCCTGTTCGCGGTGCGGTGCGCCGACCTCCAGTCGGCCCGGTGGCCGAGCGGGCAGCGCAAGGGGTCCCCCAAGCATCTCCAGTGCGTGGGTTGTACGCTCGGCGCCCGCTACTTGTCCCGCATGCCTTGGTATACCCCGCCCAAGGATAGCCAACCAGCCGAGGTGCTCTCTCCCTCTCAGCGTAGGGCCAAGCGGCGAGGGCGACCGGACATCGAACCGGACATGGACACAGACACGGGGGATGACAACCCCCTGCGTCTAGCTGCAAACATGACCCCAGACGATAGGATCCTGCCATGACCAAGAAAGAAACGGCCCGCCTACACCGCATCTTGGACAGACTGCTCGCGCATTCTACGCCACCTGTAGAGCGAACCATGGAGCGAATCGCCCGACATGTCGAAGGGGACGATAAGGCCTATGCTGCATGGCAGGCCATGAAAGATGAGCGCCTAGAGCGCGCGGCGGCAGATCTGGCGTCCTTGTGGCGTATGCTAAGGGCGGTCGTCGGGTGGTCTCCTGACGACGAATACATTGACGGCATTGTCGGTTCCGCTGTCTTCAAAGACCCTTACGGCGATCCCTGAGTCTGCTACCTTGACCGTGGCTGTCCCTCGCATATGCGGGGGACATGCCTAACGCCTCACCCCACCCCTGCACTGGAGCCGGATGCCGGGCCCTAGTGCAGGGTCTAGGACGCTGCCCCGCTTGTAGGTCCAAGTCCAATCGCTTGGACTATCAACGCCGAGGGCGCGCCAACAACGCGATTTATGACGGCAAGTGGCGCGGACTATCCGTCGCCTTCCGTCGTCAACATCCCGTGTGCTGTGTCCCGGGGTGCGGGCGCCCCTCCCAAGACGTAGACCATATCATTGGCGCCAAGGAACGGCCCGACCTTCGGTACGGCTGGAGCAACCTGCGCGCCATGTGCAGGCGCTGTCACTCGGCGCGAACCGGACGAGAGCAGGGCGGGTATGCCAAGCCCCAGCACGGTGGGTCATGAGAGACCCAAAGAGGGGGGCACCCCGGTCAAACGTCGCTTTGTTGAAATTTTCGCG